TCTCCCGGTAGGACCCCGAACTCAGGAGCGGCAGCGTGACGAACTGGTCGAGGAATACCGTCGGTGCGTACAACGCGGGGGACGCGTCAAGGAGGGGGACGGTGACCGCGTTCGTCGGCGTGACCGTCGGGGCGTACAGCGTCGGGGACGCGTCGAGCAGCGGCGGGGTCAGGACCTGTGTGGCCTTCACCTCGATGGCCGACGAGAGGAACCCGGTAGCGGTCGCGGCGGTCCATGCGACCGTGGTCGACGTATGACCGGATGCCCGGGACACGGCCTCTAGACCGGACGCCGGGGTGTTGTATCCGAGGTCGGTGTGTTCGGTGAAGTTGGTCGGCGGGGCGGTGTTGGTCGTGACGTTCGACCCCGTCATGACCGCGCCCAATATGGCGGACGTCGTCACCGGGGTGGCGTCCAATGTCAATGACGGCGTCCCGGCAGCGGCGTTGTTCTGGACGCCCTTCGCGCCCACCCGCGCGGACCCGCCGACGTTCAGCGGGCCGACCGACCAAACCTGACACCCGCCGCCGGTGTCGGACGATTGGGTCATCGTCACCGTGGTCGATGACGCCGACCCGATGGGGCTGTTGCGAATGAACCACCAACCGGAGTCGGCGGACGCGTTCTTCGTCGCGTCGGTGCCGACCTTGGTGTATGCGCCTAGACCGTCGGAGTTGTTATCCGATACCGTCGGTGCCTGCGCCGTGGTCCGGCCAGAGTTGGCACAGAACACGACGAGGACATCGCCGACGGCGGGCGTGAACGCAGTCGGCGACTTGTTCCCGGCGGTCGTGTTCCAGATGGAGCCACGCGCGGTGACGGTTAGGGCCACGGGAGGCTACTCCCTCCCTCGCGGTTGTCAGACCTTGAAGATGCCCGAACCGTTGAAGGTCACGTTGACATCGCCGCCGTTGGGCGTTAGCGGCAGCCCGGTAGCGGTGTCGAAGTAACAGATGAGGTTGGACGTCGACGGGGTGCCCGTGTCCTTGAAGAACACCAACGACTCGACGGTTGCGCCGGACACCGATGAGAACGCCGGAGCCGGGTCGGTCGTGTTGTCGAACACACCCGTACCCGCGGTCCCGATGGTCTTGGCAGCCAACGTATAAGCCGTCCCGATGAGTCCCGCGTCTTGGTCGTCCCAGAAGTCGTCGTTCGCTGCATCGGGCGCACCGTCGGCCGACCCGTTGTCGACCAGCGCCATCTTGATGGTGTCGGCATCGAGGTCCACGCGTGTCGCGTGGGACCCGAGGATGCCATTGAGGAAGGCCGCATAGAACGAGTTAGCCACCGTCATCTCCTCGAACGATTGGGATGTTGCCCCATTGGCCCGTCCCGTTGACCCGGGGACCTAGTCCGATACCTATGGTCGGCGGTTTGTCCACCGTATTCGCGACCGTGAACCCGTGCGCGAGGAGATGAGCCTTGGCCATCTCGAACAACACGTCGCCGACGATGGTCGACCCCGTCTCATCGACGTTGAGATGGTGGGTCTTGAAGACATGGACCTGACCACACCCGCCGAACTCGGGCGCGGTGCATTGGTACGGCCCAGACGGATACGGATGGTCCGGCTCGCTGATGGTGAACCGGACATTACGTGCCGTCGGATGTTGCAACCGGACGCCGGGCATCAGGACGTCACCGGCTCACCGATGAGTCGCACGTCCAACTCGAGGTGCGGAACGGACCCGTATGCGTGGTGCTCGATGCCGAGTATCTCGAACCGTTTGCCGTCCCACAGGATGCTGTCCTTGGGGGTCACGTCCGTCTCCCGGAGAAACACCCGATGGTCGGCGATTGGGACCCCGGCGGACCGTGAGTCGATGACCTCGCGGGCACCGCGGATACGGGGCTGGACCATGGCCGCCACGTCCGTCGTGGACGTCGATGGCGTGGGCTGCCGGTACTCGTCGAGCGTGGCGTTGTCGTACGACGTCCGCTCGATGGTCACCGTGTGCTGGAGCAGCGAGTCGAACGTCATCGGAGCGGCGGGTAGGTGACCCATGGGTCCGTGGACAACGACCGGACCCGGGTCGTGGATGGATACGCCGGGCCGCGCAGCGACCGCACCAACCCACCACGGGTCGGGCCGGTGGTACCGGACCGGTTGACCGTGCCGCCGTCGGTCGAATACGAGTACTGGCCCATCGTCTCCTGCTTCAACCCGGCGGACGACGCGGACGACGCGGCCACGGACATCCGGCACAACTCGATGAGGACGCGGGTGACCTCGTCCTCGTCGTTGGGGGTGTACGTGACGTAGAGGGAAGCGGACCGGATGCCCGGGTACGGCCAATCGTTGTCGGGCCGCCAGACCCGCCACCCGTCGGTGATGACCTCGACGCCCGTCAACGGTGTCCCCGGGGGGTCGGCGGTTGCCACCGATGCGGCGTCGGTCGGTCGCTGCAAGCGCAGCGGTTGGGATGTCGAGTAGAACGCGAACCGCTCCGTACGCTCGCCTACGAGCGGCCCGATGCGGCGGGCGAGGTAGGCCTCCTCCCGGTCGATGACGCCCTGCAACGCCTCGTCGTCCAACGATGTGGACACGAGCGCCCGGAGGTCATCGACCGAGATGAGACCCATGGTCGCGTGCGGGGGTTCGGACTACGAACCCGAGTTGATGAGCACCGCGAACGGGAACGACCCGGTCGTGTTCTCGGTCGACACCGGCTCGGCGATGGCGAACCCGACCCGCATGACGGCACGGAGCGCGATGGCGTCCTGCTGCATGAGGTTGAGGACCACGTTGCCGCTGTCGTCCGAGATGACGCCCTCGGTGAACAACTTGAACGTGATGTCCTGCCGGATGCCTAGCACCGCGTTGTCCCGGTCGCCCGCGATGAGTTCGTAGTTGTTGACCCACGAACCGTTGCGGACGTAGAGGAGGTCGTTGCCATACAACTGGTCGGGCGAACCCTGACCGAGTTGCTGGTAGAGCGGCTGGTCGTTCGCGTCGCGGAGGCGGCGCAGCCGCGCCCGGACCTTCCGGCGGGCGTACACGACGTTGACGTCATAGCCGTCGTTCTCGACCTCTTCCAAGGTCAACGACACGTCGTCGGCGAAGTCGACGCCGGTCCCCTCGACCACGACGTTCCCGGCAGCGACCGCCTGCGGCACGATGCCGTCCGGCCACGACGCGGGAGCATCGACGCCGAACAGCGCGGCCCGGTCGATTTTCGCCCCGAACGCCTCGATGAGCCGCGGGCGAACCTCGTTCCAGATGTCGAACTCGGCGTCGTCCAGCACGGCCTCGGGGACCGCGACGATGACGGCCAGTTCCTCGGCCGTCAGGGTCTGGTCGCCCCACGCCATGTCGGACGTCTGCTTCAGACCGGTGTCGCCGTTGACCCAGTACGCCGTGGGCAGCGCGGACAGAACCGGCTGCTTGACCGTCTTGGACGACATGGTCGTCCGACGGAACGACGACAGGGCGGCGGACGCATTGGGGAGGCCTTGGATGATGTCCCGGGCTACCGGCTCGGGGATGAGCGAGTCGGCGTCCGACCGCGTGATGAGCGAGTTATAGGTGGCCATCGAGTTCCTCCGCGGGAACCCGGCGCGGGTCTAGGATTGCCGCCCGGCTGCCCGCCTGATAAAGGCGTTCATGTCCTGACCGCTACCGTCACCGCCGCCCCGCGGACCGCCACCGAAGTCGCCGCCACCCTTGGCCGAGGCCAAGTACGGGTCGCGCTCCAGCACCTTCCGTAGTGCTGCATCGACCCCCTTCGGGGTCCCGTCATCCGTGTACTCGAGGGTGTCGAGGTCGACCAATCGGTACGCCAGTTCCGGGTTGCGGAACCCTGCCTTCGTCGCCGCCTCGAAGATGGTCGTGCGGGCCGTCAGATGGCGGATGGTCCGTTCCCGTTCGGCGGCCGCAGCCCGCGCTTCATCGCGTTCCGCTGCCGTCCGCTCGAGGTCGGTCATCGCCGCCCGTCGCGCTGCCTCGTCCTTCTCCTCGCGTTCCCGGAGTTTGGTCCGGTTTTCCGCCGCCTCGCCACGGACCCTTTTGAGCAACCGACGTAGGTCGGCCTCGCTAAGTCCCGCGTCCGGGTCGTCGTCAACCGGGGGTGTGCCGGTAGTGGGAGTGGCCTCCGGTGCCTGACCGGTGACCGGGGGAGGCGTACCCGCCGGGGGTGCCCCGTCGGACGGTGCCTGACCGCCGTCGGAGGTGGACGCGCCCTCTGCTTCCGTCATGCTATGCGATTACCCCGCTGTATTACTAGTCCCCATGTGTTATGCGGACGGCGGCGTAGGAGCACCGCCGCCCGCGGCCCCACGAGGTGCTCCGGATGCGAACGGAGCCTCGGGCGGAACAGTAGCGGCGGCATCGGCGGCCCGTCTAGCCTCCTCGGCCTCGGCGGCAGCGGCCTCAGCCTCGGCGGCCTGCTTGCGCTTGCGGAGGCGTTTCACGGTCGACGGGCTGAACCCCAACATGCGCCACGCTTCCTCGTCGTCAATGACGCCCTCGGAATGCAACTTCTGGACGCTATCCGCGGTCGACGCGTCGTTCCGGGTTTCGGGGTCGGCCCACAGCGTCTCGGCGGTCCGTAGGTCCGCCCGGGGGTCGTCACGCATCCGTAGGCACACCCGCATGGTCTCCTCCCACCCCTCGCCGAAGAACACGGCGATGGTGTGAACCTTGCGAACCAATCCGGCCTCGGATGACTTCAACGACTCCCCGGACGGCGGGACGGACGTCGGTTGCCCGATGAGGTAATGGTATGGCGTCCGGGAGATGGACGCGACGTGCCCGACCTCCTCCTCAATCATCGACCGGTACGGCTCTAGGTCCGTCGCCTCGAACTCGCCGAACTTGGTGTCGGGGCGTTCCACCGGGTCGTCCGGGTCCGGCGGCGGCACGACCCACAACCGGTCGACCGCCGACTTGAACGGCTCGATGGGCTGCCCGGTATCGGGGTCCTCGGGGATGTCCAACCCGGTGGCCCACCGCTGGCGGAACGCCGCGAACTCGGCCGCCACCAACGCGTCCGCCCGGTACTTGTTGATGGCGTCCTGATTGGACATGACCGGGTCGATTTCGGACCGGCCGTTGCCGTTGATGTCGGGCCGGTTGACCAACGGCACCAACGGCACGACCCCGGCCGGGTTCCGCAGCGGCCAATCCTCGCCGTCGACCTGCATCGGTTCCAACACGTACGCGTTGTTGGTCCCGGCGGACGATGTGAACACGTAGTCGGGTCCGGACGTGACCGACGCCAAGAGCGGCTTGTCGGACCGGTACTTGTAGACCCAGTCGGGGGTGTAGAGGACGACGACCATGTGCCCCTCGTCGTCGTACCACCGCTTCAGTCCGTTGACCCGACGGCGGGTCCGCGGGTCCAACTCCACGATGGTGTGGCACGGGTCCTCGATGGTGATGCGCTCGAACCCCTCGTCGTCGGCTGCCGGTTCGACCAACGCGTACACGACGCCCTTCTTCAACGCCTCGGTGTGGGCCACGGCCGACCATCCGTCCATGTCGTTGGCCTGCCAGATGTCCCATAGGTCGTCGTCCCCGTCCTCGTCCTCGAACCGGAACCCTTGGACCTCTAGCCGTTCCCGGGTGGCGTCTACGACCAACGCCATGAAGTTGGACCCGAACACCCGGCCGCGGTCCGCCCCGAACCGCATGCCGAACGCCTCGCGGAAGCGGTCCGACGCGAACGCCAGCGGCTGGTGGCCGTCGTAGTACCGCGCCCATTCCTCGAGCATCGGGCGGCGGGCATTGAGGCGGCGGATGAGCCGCCGGACCGCTGCCCCGGCCTCGGACGAGTCGTCGTTGCCATCCTCGCGGATGGTGACCGCGGGGTACGTGTCGGTCGGGAAGTAGATGATGCCGTCATCGGCGTTACCAGCGGGGTTGTTGATGGCCATGGGTTAGAACGACATGGCCCGGGACCGGCGACGTTCGCGGACCACGGGTGCGTCCTGCATGGCCATCGCGGTCCCCATGACCATCGCGATGCACGCGTCATTCTTCCGCGGGGTCATCTTCTTGGGTTTGGTCACCTTCATCCCTCGTTCGGTGAGGACCGCGGTCGTGTTGCGTACGTGTTCGGCTAGGACGGGGTCACCGTCGTGCGCCAGCCTACCGTTGACGATTGCCTCGTACGTGATGGTCGACGCGGGTCCCATCGTAGCAGCGTACTGCGGGAAGTCCACCATGTTCAGGCCCTCGTCATCGAGCGTCTCGGCGGACTCGGAGAACGCCCACCGGTCGTATGCGAACGCCGGGCCGGGCACCGGCCGATGGGTCTTGTCGTCGCGCATGGCGGGCAGCGGGTACGCCTCGCGGAGGTCCCGAAGGTGCTGGCGGATGGCCTCGGTGTTGACGTGGCCGGTGGCCGCGTTGGGTGGGAACACCCGCGACCGGACGACGAGCGACTCGCCCTGACGTTGGACGATGACGACCGCCGATAGGTCGCCCGTCTGGCCCTTGTCGATGCCCACGCCGATGGGGAGGGTGGGGTCTAGCGTCAACGACGACAGGCACTTGGACCACGCGCCCTCGGGTAGCCATTGGTCCTCGACCCCGACCATCATGTTCA